TTTAGCAGCAAACTTTATACCTTGGTTTTTAAGAATATTCCCCGCTATTTGTTTTGGATCTATCTGAACAGGACCAGCAACAAAATTATTTTGCATAGATGAATCAACTAAAGGTGCAATACCTTGTGGTTGTAAGTTTTGTTCAAAAGACGGTGTATAATTAGAGAAGCCTTGTTGATTTTGTATATTATTTATTTGTGCTTGTATTGCTGCTTCTATTGGATCCATTATCCCCTCATTCCGTCAAGTTGTACATCAGCCCTAAAAGTACCAAACCTCCAATTTTGGTCTGTTGATGTGTTAGCTATTTTTAAACTTGCAAATCTAGCTCTTGCTCTAGTGTCCACTTTTTGTGTTGATCCGGTTACCGTGAAAGGTCCCAATGGAGACGATGCCTCTGTATCACTAGGAAAATCTCTAAGTAAAATTGTTACTTGAGCATCACCCTCTATAGTTTTAAAATCAGGCACAAATCTTCGCATACTCATAAAAAATTCACCATTAGTACCATCAGGATTTAAACTAAAATCTCCAGATTCAATAAATGCAGGTATGGCTGTTTTATTGCCAGCAGTATCAACTTCGTTGACACCTTTTTCGTGTTCAAAATATTTAGTTGATCCATTTATATTTGTAACTCCTTGAACAGAAGGGAATGTAGGAACACCTGTAGACGTAAATTCAGTTGCATATGGATGATCATATAAATTTGCATCTACCCAAGTCGTTCTAGATAAAGATCCAGTAACCCAAGTTCCGTCTTGATAATTATAACAAACATATCTATTATTAAAATCAGAGGTTGCTTGAGGATAGTACCAACATATTTCTTCGTATAAATGATTTAGGCCAACATAAACTGACTCACCAGCGGAATAATTTATTCCTAAATTATTACCATTCTTTGTTGTAAATACAAAATCCTCAACTGCACAAGGTAATGATTTGACAGTTCCATCATAAACAAAGAAACCACCTGACTCACCCATCCAATAAACTATTCCATTTACATATTTTATTGCGTGTTGCCCTATACATCCACAATTAGATCCAACCTGTCTTATAGAAAATGTAAAAGGTGGTCCTACAAACTGCATTACATAAGCAGCATTGTCTGTAACAATAAAAGTATAATCTTTTCCTTTTATTGCTGCTACTATTTTTGTTCCTGAATCCAATCTAAATGTACCAGCTGTGTTTACAGAAGTAGGGATGTAATCAGTAATATCTTCTTGATCAGAAAATCTTATAAACATTTTATCTTGAGAACCTGGAGAACCAATTGTTGTTTCTGTTCCTAACATAATTAAATGCCTATCACGATCTGAAACTAAAGACATAACAGATGCGGTAGGAGCATTTGATATAACTACAGCCCTTGTATTTAATGCATTTGCATTTGAATTAATTGGGTTCCAAGAAAAAGACTGTCCGTTTTTTATTGTTGCAATAAGTTGTTCACCAAAATTATCTAAGGACCACGAAGCAGGATCTACTGTTAATGTTTGAGACAATGATTCGATTCCCCACCCTGTGAATACCTCTACTCCTGCTCCACTTGCATGTGCACTCCTTGTTCCTGCAGTAGCTCTTGTTATTCCTGTTAAATCATTAGTTGATATTCCTGTATAAGAAATAAATTCAGCTCCTACTTTGATTGTGCCTGTTGCGGGAAAGTTCGCGGTTGATGTAAGTGTTATAGAAGTTCCTGAGCCTCCGGTGCCTGCAGTGTCGTCTTGTAGTAATCCATTAAGAGTGCTGAATACTTGTTGTCCACCACCCCAAAGACCTGTACCCCATCCAAATCCAAATGTTGAACCTAATGCTCCAGGTTTAATGTAAGGTGTTACTGTTGATGTACCACTTCCGTTGACCGTTGTCCCTGCTGCGCTAGCCATGGTTACTGTAAAACTATCACTGTTAGGAACCGTCACTACTTGAAAAGGTTTTGTTGTAAAATCTGAGCTAGAATAACCTGCTCCAGTAGGAGGGGTTACGGAACTAAATAAAAAAATGTCTCCAGGCTCTAAACCATGTGCGGGTTTGTTGACAGTCACAGTTGCCGAAGTATTTACAGTATTAAATGTGCAACCTGTAAGAGCAGTACCTAAAGGAGTAATATCAAAAAAAGCTCCTTCATAATAAATTACTAATACCTTGTTTGTTCCTATTGCAGAATATTTTCTGCCATCCAAATCAGCCCAGATAAATTGTTCTCTTGCTGCACCAATAATAGTGCTTTCTAATATTTGTTCCCAACCACCAATTTTTTCAGGTAATCCATATCTAAATCTAACAAAATCACCATCAGTCCATTTACCCTCTGCACCAGTCTGTGTGACTTGTTTATTGAATCCTGGTGCTATTTGTACTTTTGTTAGAGGCATAATTAATTATAACATTAAAAAAACTTAAATTCTATTCGTTAAAAGCCAAGAGGTTAAAATATATTTATGTGAATTTAAAGGTGGATTTCCTCTATGAATATAAGGATAATAAGACGGAAAAATGCAAATTCTACCTGTAACAGGTTTTATTCTTTTTTTTTGAATTAAAAATTCTGTTTCACCCCCATCTAAGATATCATTTAAATAAACCGAAAACACAATTGCTCTAGTGCATGTTGAAACTTGATAATCCTTTTCTACATGCCACACGTGATATCCCTGACTAGGTAAGGTTTTTTGAACTCTTAGATAAGTAAAATGAAGCTCATTGACATTGCAAAACTCAGTAAAAGATGTTTCGTCATCATAAATTTTAAATGTTTCTTTTATAGATTCTAAAATTTTATTTAAACTTGGATTCCAATGCAAGTTATGATGGTAAATTACTGTAGTATCATCTTTAAGATTTTTTTTAATTTGTTCATTTTGATTACGTGTAAAAGCCAAATTTTTTTTAGAATCTTTTTCATAGTTTAAAATTACATTTTTGCAAGTTTCATTGTCTATAAAATTATCAAATACACCTATACTATCTTTTATTTCATATAACTTTTTTTTCAAATTATTCTCCCTTTATTGGAGTGTCCTCATTTGTTTGAAGTTTTTTAAGTTCATCATTAAAGTTAATATTCCAATCCATTACCATTTTGGTAATTACATTAGTAAAATGTTTGAAAGTAACAGAGGGGAAATGTAATCTTTTTTGTTTTTTTATAGTTTCAATTTCATGATCTTCAAAAATTATATCACACGATCCATCTTTTTCATACTGTACAAATTTCATTGTCTTTGTCCTTCCTTATTACCCCAAAGTTTTCTTTTATCTTTTTCATGATTAGTGTAGGGGCCATTTGCATCAACATAATGTAAAAATGTTTGTGCACACCAATCTCCCATAAATTCTTCTCTCCAATGAGTTAACTCACAACCTAAATATATAGCACAATCTCCTGGATTTAAAAGTATCCTTTGATTTTCAATAAAAAAAGCCCAGGGCGTTCCATCACTTCCAATATTAAGAGTTGCACTAATTTCACAAGATTCTCTATCTTTATGTGATGTTAAATCTGCATACTTTGTATACATTCTCCAATAAGCATAAGTTGGTAATAAGGATAAACCAGTAAGCTCTTCCATTTTTGTTTTTTTATTTAGTAACAAAGCTTCCATAAGAGGATCCCCATAAATAGAAGTATCCCATGTAAGTATATCATTAGTAAATTCACTATCATTCAATCTATGTCTAATTTTACAATAGTTTTCAAAAATATTTAATTCATTTTTTGTTAAAAAATTTTTTATTATTTTAAATTTAAATTTTTTTATGTTGTCCATGCTACAATACTTAACCTTTCTCCATTTTTTATTGGTGCAACAGAATGTGGATATAAAAAACAAGAAGGCCAAATTATCACTCTATTTTTCTTTTTAGGTATTTTAAATTCTCCCGTTCCATCTGGATTTCTAAAACATAATTCACCACCCTCATAATCATCATTTATTAAATAAATTAAACTTAAAGTTCTTGGTGTATTTGGAGCATGATCGTAATGCCAAGCATAATGATTATTTTTTTCATATTTTAAAATTTGCATTGATTCAACTCCATCTGTGTGAATATTTATTACTTTATGTTGTTGTGAATACCTATTTACAATATTACCTACCATACTTTTTATGATATTAAACCAATGTACTCTAGTCATTGATTCACTGTATGGGTCTAAACCACATATTCCAACATCTCTTAATTTTTTAACAATTTCACCCTTACCAACTCTTCCCTCTTCATAAGGAAAACTTTGACAAACTTTTGTAAATTTATCTAAAACATCTATGGGAAGAATATTATCAAAAATTGTAATATATTTTTTTAACTCCATTTTTTTTTATTCCAAAAAAAATTTTTATATTTATGTAAAATTTTTAGATTATAAAATATTTTATTTTCTTCAATATCATTTGTTGATACACCTTTTATTTTCATTTTCCAAGATTCTCTTTTAAAAGGTATTACTTGTACATATGGTGTACCTTTTTTAATAGTTGTATCTAAAACAGGATATTTATCACCGTTAATCACGATAGGAAAATTTACTTCGTTTTTAAATGTGTCTGTATCTACTATTCCAGGAATTATAGAAAATCTATCATCTGTGTTATTTAAAGGAGGTACAAATAAACAAGAGTAACCCTTTGGAGTAACTATTCTCCACGGATTCATAATTTTTAAAAAAGGTAAATTAGCATTTTTCTCTACCATTGGAGACCCCCCAAGCTGTTTTGTTAGATGAATTTCTGGCCTTTGTCCTAATAAATTTATTTTTTTATTAAGGAACATACTTTCATCTTGACCATTTGAATGCCACAAAATATCTCTCTTGCCGTCTTCTCTTTTAAAATTATGAACAAAAGCATAATCTTGTGGAACTTTTAATAAATACCCAGTTGTAAGTGTATCCAAAAAAGGCATACAACCTTTTATTGTTTGGTCACCAATTTTATGTTCTAATTTTTTATACCACTCAGGTATATTTAACTTTATAGGAGTTGGGTAGTCTTGTTTATTATTTACGTAATTTTCGTGTGCAATAAACTCTATAGTATTAGAAAACATTGTATAAAAATATACATTTTTAAAGAAAAGTAAACTTTAAATAAGTTCAAGAATACTTATAGGCTCTTGACCTTGTTGACTTGCATGTTTTTCTAAACTTATGTTTAAAGGTACAGAAGATGTATCAAGGTTTCTTAACCACTCAACATATGTATCAATAAGAGTAGATATCGGATGTGATGAATTATTTTCACTATAAGCAGTTAATTCATTTATTTGAACATTTATATATTCTTTAAGATCGTTTTCATTACTAAAATAAGTATATTCTGCAGGAGCATTAGGTGGTGTATCAGGATCTGTTGAATCTGAACCATCCACTTTTTGTGTCACAATTGTTGATCCGTTATGGCTTACAACCACAATTTCATTCAATTTTATATCGTTAAATTGATCCTCTGTAATATCTAATATCGTATAACTCGAATTATCAAAATTTTTATTACTGTTTAAAAAATTTTCATCTCTTGCAATACGATACAAAGAACCAAGCTCATTTTCACTGTTTAATTTAAAAATTGCTTTTGCCATATTATTGTCCTGTATTTTCTAAAATTAAAAGCATTCCTCTTGTGCCTGATGATCCATTGTTTCCCTGGTTATTTCCTGGAGAATTACCACCAGCTCCCCCAATTCCAAAACTTTCTACTGAGTTACCACCAGCACCTGCAGATCCATAAACTCTGGAAGGTAGTGATAATAAAGTTGCAGGAGATGTAACACTAGTGCTTCCATCTGATCCATTGTTTCCTATTGGCTGACCATGCCAACTTGCACCTTGGCCGCCATTGCCTCCATTAAATGTAAAAACGTTAGCCATACTAGTTGCACCACCTGCACCACCAGTGTTTCCTCTTGGGTTTCCACGGTTTCCTCCAGCTCCTGAGCCACCAACACTAAAAGGTTGTGCAAAAGGATGTGATCCTATTGGTACATTGATGAAACCAAAACCTCCACCGCCTCCTGTGCCGCCAGTGTTTCCTTGATTTGGATTATAGCCTCCGCCTCCGCCTCCGCCTCCAGCATAAGCATAGAAGCCAGCGAAGTTTGCATTTGAAGTAGCTGTGTAAGTTCCAGAAGCAGGACCTGCACTTGCTTGTTTTAAAACCATGTTTGCTCCTCCACCTTGTCCAGATGCAGCAGAAGTAATTCTACCCTGAGCATCAACAGTAATGTCAGCTGTCGTGTAAGATCCAGCAGACACCGCAGTGTTTGCAAGTTTGTCTGCAGATACAGCGTCATCTGCAATCATATCTGTTTGTACTTGAACCTCTCCAACTTCACCAGCTGATACAGCTCCTATTACTCTGTTTGCAGTTGTGGTGTCTTGAATTTTTGCGTAAGTTACAGCATCATCTGCGATTTGCGAAGTAGCGATAGTGCCTGTTATGTTAGCGGCAGCAACTGTGCCACCTAGAGTGTCTAGTGAAATTTCATTTAGGTTTGTTCCATCAGAATATGCTGCGTAAATTTTTGCTTGATCTAAAGTAAATCCTGAACCTGAAGCAGTTTTAATTGTAAGGTTTGTTGGATTTGTTAATCCTGTTGCATCAAAAATATAAAATTTTTCTATTGAATCTGGAATAGTACAAACTGTGCTTGCAGCAATTGTTGCTGTCGCAAATTTAATTACTAAATTTCTTGCGTTTGATATTGCACCGTCAGACATTGTAAGAGCTAAAGTTCCACCACTTGAAAGTGTTACTTGTTCAAATCCTGCTACGGCTTGTTGAATTAAATTTAAATTTGTGTTTGTTTTATCACCCCATGTACCAGCGTTTTCACCGGTTACCATAAGTTCTAGTTTAAGATCAGTTGAATAACTTGATGCCATAAAAGTTCTCCTTAATAATTTACATATTACAATATTTAAGCTGCTAAATCAACAGGGGTCCAAGTGTTTGTAACTCCTAGGTCTATTTCAGCCCACGCAGTTATATTAGGGCTTGTTATTGATGAAGTCAATTGTATCCCTGTTACATCAATAGATGCAGTTCCATTTGCTGTAACAGATCCAACAGAGGTAGTAGCCTGTAAGCCCGATACACCAATAATTTGTCCTGGAATTTCAGCGTGTTGTCCAAGAGATAGAGTTCCTTGTAAACCAGTCACAGATTCAGTTGTTGTTTGTACTAAGCTAAAAGTGCCTAAAGTCATAGACATTTGAATACCACTTACATCAACAGGAGTTTTTAACCCTGCCACTGTGTCACCAACAGAACCTGTTAAAGAACCCGCACTAGAGACAGTTATATTAGCATCAGCATCAAAAGTTGAAGTACCTATTGTAAAATCTAATTGATCCTCTGAAGCAAGTACAATTATATCTTGATCAATTTTTAATGAGAAACTTCCTTGTGTTGTAGTTATTTCCGATCCACTTACTGCAACTGTTACATCTGTAAACGCAGTTTCACTACCAATGGAAGAAGTCAAAGACTGTCCGGTAAGAGCTACTGAATAATTTACACCCCAAGCAAACGATCCCCAAGCACCTCTACCCCAACCTTCTCCTGTAAGAATACTTTCGTCAACAGATGCAGCACCAATTTGAGTATTGAAAACTGATCCTGTGACAGGCACTCCAATTCCAACAACTGTGCTTCCTATTCCAGAAGACATAGTTAAAGGACCAGGATTTTCTACCAAAGCAGAAGTTCCACCAACTGTTGTACCTTGTGATGATGTTAATTGTATACCTGAAACACTTACATCAGCATTTGCTGTGGCTGATTCAGAACCTATTGATGATGTTAATGATATGCCACTAACGGAAACTATTTCGTCAGAAAGATCTCCCCATTCTGATGCTCCCCATGTCTTTCGTCCCCATCCAGTGGCCATATCATTTTAATCCTTATGCTAATCTTAAAATCGCAGCAGATGTTGTGAATGCAGGGAACTGAATTGTAAATGTTCCAGAAGTTGCAGTTTTATCACCGCCAAAATCTAAAACAGCTACTGCATCAGTAGTTCCTGATCCACCGTCAGTTGTTGTATTGTAAATTAAAGCTCCTCTAGCAGTTAATGTTACACCCACGAATGATAAGTCAGCAAAATCTGTGATAGCCACAGAAGATGAAACTTTCACACCTTGGTTAACTAATGCTTTTCCTCCTGCAGAATAACCTGATGATGATACTTCTGTATTAGATCCTCCTCCAGGGTTAGTAGCATAATTAGTAGTTGATTTTCCTAAAGTTGCAGAACTTGTAAACATCGCTAACTTGTAAGTGTCAGATGATGTATCAAAGTCATGTTTTGCTTGTAGCAATTGTTTCTTAAAAGAATCACATATTGCGTTTGTTGTTATTGCCATAATTGGTCTCCTTTTTAATTTGTGTTAGGAGTAGGACTTGGAATTTTTATTCTTGGAACTCCGTCATCATACTCAGCTCGTCTTCTTCTACCCATTTGTTGTAGGGCAAAATTCTGTACTTCCTCATTGTACTTGCTTTCATATAGTTTGTACATATCCATAGGACCTTTTAGGAATCTAAAACACTCTGACAATACACCATGTAAGAGCATAGATTCTTGATATTTAGCTAAATAAGTTTGATTGCTAGATGTAAACTCAGGTGGATCTTGAATATAATTTATTTGAACTGTATCTGCTGCAGCTGGCACAGGTGCTACAATAATATTAAATTCATCCCAATTAGCAAAGTATTTAGGAGTTCCTTGTGCTCCAGTTCCATTAAATTCAGATATAAAACTTGTATCTCTTTTTTCTAAAAAACTTCTGTTGCCACTGCTATCTACACGTTCAACAGATCTTAAAATTAAAGCGTCTGACGGCATTGAAACTGCACGATTACCCGCAGTAAAATTTGAATTAGCATATTTTCTTAGATCATCGTAATCTACTTTACCGGCTATATCTAATTCAACATTTCTAATAAATTCTTGTATTTGTGAATCAGATAGGACAGTGCTACTGACCTCTGTGTAGTTACGAATTTGTGTTAAAAAGTCTGCATGTGAAATAGCCATTATGTAATACTTACCTCCACCGTTCCTATTAAGGATAACAATTCTCTTCTTCTATTTTGTAATGAGGGATCTTCTGGTTTCATACTATGTGAGATTGAAGTTACTTGGACACCATTAATTACTCTTGTAATTTTAAAATCTTGTGTCTTAAATGCAAAATCACCAGGTAAAGTTAAATTAGCTACACCAACCATTGTGCCTCCTGAATTAGTAATAGTTACATCGCTTGTATTTGTATTAATAAAAGGCTGAATTGGTTGTTGAAATTTTTGATTTCTAGAATTTTGTAACGCTATCGCATCAGCAGTTACATGTTTTCTTCTTATCTGTGGGTGCTTGGGTTCAAACTCAGAAATATGTACAAAAGAACCATTCCATTCCTTGACCATTTCTGTGTATGGAAAAGCCATTCCTGATCTATCTGATATAGCTTGAGATCTTTTACCTGTTGCGTATTTTGCCATAATTAAACTCCACTTGGATAAAAAGATTGTGGTGTAATATATGTCGAAGCTCTTTGACCATCTTCATCTAATGCTCTTTTTAATTGGTCTTCATATATTAATTTATTTTGTTGCACTAGCTGTGGTGCATTTTTCATAGCTAGATAATAAGCTAGTCCTGATACCATACATGGTAAAAATCTAAAAACTACATCTGCTTCATTTGTGTAAACCCCTGCATCTTGTATTCTGTTTATAGCATAAAATTTTAATGTTGTGTAAGTATTTAAGTCGGGTGCTTGATACAAAAGTATTTGAGGCGTTGTTTGTCTATCGACATAATACTGCGATGGTTGCCCTGTTGCTAATTTATTTGGTAATGCAGCATAAGCAGATCTATCTATTTTTGTAAGTGAAACATCTTGTGTATTAGCGTTATCAGAAACTAAAGATGTTGAAGATATGTAAGCTTCTAAAACATCACTAATTGTGTCAGCTACAGCATATTGTGCAATTCCTGAAACTAATGCAACTTCGGTAAGTGAAACTTTCCAAAGGTGAATACCTCTATTAGCCCATTCTGCAAATAATAAATTCAAACTTATCCTAGCTGATTTAAGACCGCGACCACTAGTTGTAGTCATACCACATCTTTCGTATGCCTCTTGAATTATTTCTTCTATTGATAAATCAAAACTAGCAGTTCCTGAAGTCGCCATTTTTATCCTTTTTACGGTTGTACAATTTTTTACATTGTATCACTTTTTAATTAAATTTTGAAGACCTTAGCTTTTTTGCTATATAATTTGGCAAGGACACGTTTTTTTTTCTTTTTTTCATCTCTTGCGCCTCTTAGTTTACCTTCTACTTGTTTTCTAATTTGTCCTCTTCCTATGGCCATTTTCCTTAAATTCCTATCTGATTTAAAAATATAACTATTGTTAATCTTTCGTTTTTATCTAAACCTGTAGCTCCATGATAATGATTTCCATCATAACATGCAAGGGTATTAAAATTATTTGATATTTGGCAAATAGTTTGTTTTTGTTCATCGTAAACAGAGGTCCCAGTTTTAGGATTATTAGTATTTTTATTTAGATATATGATACCTGCTAAGTCTACAAAATCTTTATGGATTCTTGTGTTTTTTCTAGTATGAAATAACCAATCTTCATAATGTATTTTATGAAATTGTATTTTTGTGCTTCCTATTTGAACTTGCTTACCTCTAAAATAGAGTCTTACAATTTCATTAATAATATAATAATGTAATTCTTTATTAATTTTAAATAAATTATCAGATCTATATCCTGGCCAATTATCTTGATTGGTAGATTTTATCCATTCGATTTTCTTTGAATAATTTATAATCTCTTGTGGATCTTCAAAAAAAGAAGTTTTAATTAATGTTGGGAGCATCTAGACCTTTTAAAAAACTTTTATGTAAATTAAGTCGATCAAGGCTATGCAACATCATACTTTTATATTCTCCAACTTTTGGAGAAAGTTCTAGTATGGGTTTGATAGTATTTGTATTTAAAAGTCCTAATCCATAACTTACAACTATGTAATTACCCAAATCAAATCCTGCAACACATTTATGTAAATCAAAATTATGAGGTATAAAATTACTTTCCTTTAAATGTAAAAGCCTTTCTTTTAATTTTTTTGGTGGTGTTGTATTATTTTTAAAGTTAATCCAAAAATCACTATCTTTTCTTTTTGTCATATAATGAAGATATAAAAAAGCTAATACATCATCATTCGAGTTTCCCATGATCTCATTAAAACTATTTTTTTGAAAATCTGAACTGTCAAATAAAGAATCTTTATAATGAGCTAATGTAAAAAGTTGTTGAGCTGTCAGAAATAGAGAGGTTGCTTCTAACGGTTCTGTAAACCCAGCTGATAAACCAACAGCGATACAATTTTTGACCCACACTTTTTCAAATCTACCTGCTTCAAAAGAAATTACACGTGGTGAATTAAGTTTTCTTTTCAACAAACTTTCAGCTTCTTCAAGTGCCTGTTCAGAATCAATGTAATTTGAATCGTAAATATAACCAGCACCAAACCTATGTTGTAAAGGTATTTTCCACATCCAACCATATTTCATTGCAACAGCATGGGTACAAGGAGCTATTTCTTCTTCTTGATCTAAAAAAAATGGAATTGCTTTTTTCATAGGTAAGTGAGGCTGATAATCTATCCAATGTGTTTTATATAAGTTTCCAATTATAAGTCTTTTAAAACCAGAACAATCAAAAATAAAATCACATTCATATTTTGTATTATCTTGTAATATAATTTCTTTTACATTCCCGTTATGATCTTGTTTTAAATTTTTAAGATCACCCTCTGTATGAATTACACCTCTTGATTTAGAAATTTCTTTTAAATAATTTGCTATTTTGTGTGCATCGAAATGTAATGAAAAACTTTCATTTTCTATATCTACTTTTTTATTTTCTGCCAAAAGACTTCCATATAAATATTCATTAAGATTTAAATTTTTACTACAACAATTTATTAAATATTTTTGATAACATCCTTCATCAAAAGTATTTTTAATTTTGAAAGAATCTAATCTATTGTGTGATGCAAAATTATGAAAATATTTTTTCCCATCACCATTCCAATTTTCAAAGTTTATACCAAACTTAATTGTTCCTTTTGTCTTACTTATTAAATCCCAAACATTTATATCTAAATACTGAAAAAAATTAATTAAATGAGGAGTAGAACCCTCTCCTGCTCCTAAAATTCCTATCTTTGTACTTTCGATTAAGTGTATACTATTTTGAGGAAATACTTTTTTTGCAAACAAAGCAGTCAACCAACCAGCTGCGCCTCCTCCTAATATTATAATTTTTTTCATATGTTTAATGGGTTATTATATTTTATAAATTGAATCATATCATAATTTAAATAGTCTTCTATAACATAATTTGATTTTTCAATTTTATCTGTTCTAATTTTATGTAAGTTATCAATATAATTATCCTTGTAATAGATTTCGTTTATTGAAAATTGTTTTAATTTGCTAGGTTTTTTTATATTGTAGCCAAGAAAAAGGCTTAGGTTTTTCAGAAAATAATCTGTATTATTTATTAAATCATCGTAATAATATATTTTATAATTTTCATTTTCTTTTATTAAATTATTGATACTCCATATATTTTTACCGATTACCTCGTCTTGTCTTAGTAGTTTTAATAAATAATTGTTAATGTTATTTTTTGTATAATTTTTGTTATCTATTTGTATTTTTGCAAATGAAGCTAAACATTCCTCTAACGGTCTTAAAAGTATTACAAATTTTGGATTATTAATAATTTTTTTTAATATATATAAATTATCTGGTGTTCCCCATGGTCCTCTATCTATTATTAATTCGCAATTCCAATCCTCATAATAATTGTGCAAACTTGATTCAATTAAGTTATCTAAAGAGCTATGTTTAGGAAAGTTTTTAAAAATATCATTATTTTTTAATTCATGCAGTTTATATAGGATATCTAAAGTAATTGAATTTGGACTAAGTTTTATTTTTTTATTTTCATTTATTATTGACCCAAGTAATGTATTACCTGCTCTAGGTAGAGAACATAAAAAATTAATATTCATAATTATTTTATATAATTAAAATTTATTACAATTCTATTAGATGTATTTGTATGTGTAACCGCTTGGTGTTTTATAGAACCATCAAACTCAATATAAGAATTTTCAATACTGTAATTTTTAGTTCCATCTTCAAATAAAGTGTACCCATCATTTGTATTTAGATAATATAGTCCAGTAAAAATTTTATAATTTTTTGCATTTTGTATATCTATATGTAAACCAGTTTCTTTATTTTTTTTAGTTGGAAAGGTAAGATTAGCTTTTATTCTAATTAGTGTAAAAGGATTTATATTTGTAATTAAATTTTTAAGTAAATCAAAATAGTTTGAATTAATATAATTTTTTTGATTATCAAAAAAGTTATGGGTCATCATTACATTGCCATCATTTTCATACAGTACACCCTTGTGGAAATACCAAGGAAAATAAGAAGAGGTAAGATTTTGTTTTAAAATATTAAAATCTTCATCCCTAAGAAAATTTTTAAAAAGTTTCACAAATGAAGTTTTACACTAAATCTACTGCTTTACCAATAATTGGTTTGTACTTAGTTTTCTTATCTTCTCTGTAAGCTCTTAAATATTGACCTCTTGGTTGAAAAGGTATGTAGCTTGCGTGGATCCATCCCGAGTTAGGTTCGCCAGGCGTGTAGTACTCGAGAATCAGTTGATCTGGTTGACAGTTTGAATACACCCAATCAGCAACTTCTGCATTGTCTACGCCCATTACTTCGAAATCACAAGCCTCAGCTTTTGAATGTTGGCTGGTCAAACTCGATCCTATGGCCACACACAACTCAGGTGAACGATATCCGCTAGTTACTTTTACTCTGCCGAACTGATCACGCACTGGCTGTAAAATTTTTTCACAAAGTGTTTTTAATTTATCTATCTGGTCAGCGTTAGGTTGATTATCAATACCCTTACGTATTGCAGTATCTGATTTGGTTAGCTCTTGTAAGCTGAAGTTACGGGAAAGTTGCATTAGTTTGCTAATGGATTAGAAGAAGATGCTTTGACCTCTTCTAGTTGTACCTTTAATAGTTCAATTTCTTTTTGTAAAATTTTTATATCAGTGTTGTCATGTGAGTGTGATGTATCATGTGAGTGAGAAGTATCTGCATTTTCTAATGCTGTAACTTTTTCTTCTAATACAGCTATCTGTGCTGAGTAATCTGCTGACTCTTGTGATGCTAGTGCATCTAACTTTGTAGTGATCTCACCATATTTAACGAACCCACCACCGATTGCTGCTATAACACCTAACAATGCTGCAACACCTGCTAATTGATTTTTTATTTTATCCATTTTTTAATACCTCTAGTTCGATTAATATCTGTTGTTTTCTAGATCTAATCTCTTGAAGCTTACGTGCTTTGATTTCCATCTTATCATTTTGAATATAACTTGCAAGACTCTTATCTGCATAAATTATTCTATTATCTATAAGGCTTAATTGATCTAAATATATGTCTTTTGGCTTATAGAACGAAGTCGCTTGATACTGGTCGAGTGATTCTTGCTGACTAGTCATGGCCTGTAGTTTAATTATATTTTTTATTTGTAGATTTTTAGATATATTTTTTATATCCTTGTCGACCTTATCCATTACTCTTGCAAGGTTTTTAACGAGAGCTTTTTTCTGTTGTATAGCTTTTTGTTCTTTAATCTTTTTGGTTTGAATAGTGGACTTCTTAGGAGTCTTGCTAACAAGTTTCTTTTCTTTAACTTCTTTTTTCTTTTCATCTTTTGCTTGTACCACCTTCGCAGGTTTTTCTTCAACAGATTCTTCTTCAGCCATCTCTGTAGGTTCTTCTATCATCTCCTCTTCTATCATCTCCTCTTCTTGTGGAAGAGATTCAGTCATCATAGCTGGTTTCTCTTCTATTATTTCTTCTTGTGGAAAAGACTCTGTCATCATCGGTGGCTCTTCTTCTATTATTTCTTCTTCCTCTGGTGGCATCATAGGTAAGAATGTTGCAACTATTTCATTTGATTCTTCGTATACCTCTTCCATCATGACATCATCAGCAAACATAACTATGGGTCCTTCTTCCATTGTCATACCTTCTGGCTCCATCATAAATTCTGGTTCAAACTCCATAAAAAATTCTTCAATAAACTCCTCTGCAAATTGAAATGTTTCCATTGGCATATCCATAGGTATTTCCATTTCGAATTGTGGCTCTTCGTTAAATGTAAAGTTTTCTTCAAAGAAAAATTCTTGCACATCATCAAAGACTTGATCACCTAAGTTTCCTAAGTCGTCTTGCACTTGATCTAAAGAATCAGATGCATCTTGATTTAATACAGTATCATCGTAGGTCATTGTAAGAGCTGCACCTAATAAGTTAGGACCACCTCGTTGACCTGAACCTGTATTGTTATCTGTACCACTCCAAGACCAATCAACTTTGTTTGACCCATGATTATTATAAATTACTTGATCGTTGTACTGTCCACAGTTTGCAGTTTGTCCTCCAGAGTTAGATGATGGATACCCATTACAGTTTCCTTGAAACCCTGCTATCTCTGTTCTTGTTTGTGTGGTTGTAGATAAAGTATTACCTGATGAATCTTTTAATTCTATTGTGACTGTGTGTGAGTCTGCATTTCCTGATCTACCTTCACAATTACCTGGTTGACTATCACAGTTTGCAACATCAATATAACTATTTAAAGTTATACCATTGTCCAACATCTCTTGTGTTCTAGTATTGTTTGTTAGTGGTATGTCATCAACTGATAGTGTAGCTGTGCCAGTAACTTCAAAGTCACCGCCAACACTATACTTGTATCCACAGTTAGCTTGCGATGCAGGACACGTTACATCAAATCCATTTAGTGTTGCACCATTAGCTACAGTGCCAGAACTACCTGGATTAATTTGTTCTGTTGATGTGGACCCCCAGTCTACACCATCACCTTCGTTTGGTAGTAAGTTACCTGTTGTAATTGGATCTGCGTTAGCGATCGTAAATAAAAATAAGAATGGTATTAACCATTTCATTTTTTCTTCTTTTTACATTTACAACGTGGACTAAATATTCTATCGACCCCTGCTATCATATTATCTAAAATACCAAAAAAACTATATATAAATTTATCTATCATTATTCTAAATTATGTATGTTTTTGTTACTAACAGGTTTAAATTTTTCTTCTTCTGCAATTCTTTTTTGTTCAGCCTCATCAGCTTTTCTTCTGTCTTCCATACGTTTTACATATGTCTTATAATCTGGTCTTTCATGGTCATATTTACCCCACAGTTGTTTTGCTTCTTTACCTATCTTACCATCGATAGGGCAAGGTGTTCCTGCTTGAATCATAGACTCAAACACTCTTTCATCTTGGCATAGTATAGCTACAGCTGCAACCTTCATACCAAAGTCATTTAATATTCTTGCTAGTTTTAATCTTTCACAATTTTTATCTACAAAATGTTTTCCACCGCTAATACCTAGTCCAAATGTCTGGACACCTAATGATCCACCTACAGCACAAACATCTTGAGTCATGCTGTTGTATGCTGGTGAAGATGCTGATGGTGGCGCTGATTTAGTATTAGAGTTAGTAGTGCTATTTGTTGTACTATTAGAACTTGATCCAGACTGATAGGTTGTAGTCGCTGTAGATGTGTACCCACCTTCAATAGCTGTGTTAGAACCTGAAACATTTGTTTGTGTTGAACCTGGATAGGCTGGTTTCATAAATGCCAACAATACAAATAAAACAATTAGTATGCCTGTAAAATAATAGTTCAACTTACTAACCTCCATTATTTTTCTTCCTTATCTGGTTTACACTCGCACCCTTCGCAAGTACAAACACCATATTCGTCAGCGTGTAGCTCTTTTTCTTCTCCACAATGACAAGGGTGATGACACTTCTTACAAAAACTTCTCATATT